TTGGATAAAATGGGAGACATAAGATTATACCTACAACAAGGTACCATAAATCCAGAGTTTATCTTAGTAGATGACTACAACTTTATTAATGACATATACGGTTACACAGGAGGTATATCGTTTGAGGGCTTTGTAAATTCTACATATGGGTATTATGAAGTAATAGCAGCAGTTGAAGGCGGTGTCGAAGGAGACGTCGTACTTGAATACCAAACCAAACTAATGATTTAAAAATATGTTTAACCAACCTGTAGATAGTAGATTAACAGAGTGGGCAGATCATAGAAGACAGCTAGACGAATCCGAAAATCCTTTACAAGACGTATGGGATTTTTGGCATCAGGCTCCTTTCACCCCTCACAATAGAAATATAGATCCCTATTACCAGAAAAGCTGGCCCAGTCCTTGGGAAATTATTGCAGACAATGTCTATGACGATTTTACCAAAGCGCTGATGATCAGTTGGACACTTAAATTGACAAAAAAATTTAAGGATAGTAGCATTGAGGTCCGTACTTTAGTAGACAACGATCAAACGAGAGAGTATAATTTAGTTTATATAGATGATAAGTGGGTTGTTAATTACGACGATAACGGCCCCGTACCAGTTGATAAAATTGATGGATCATTTAAGATAGAAAATCTAGTTGAAGTTAGTGCCCCTAGGTAAATACCAACTTAGAAGAAAAATAAAGGAAGTACCTCATGATTACAGTGGTTAAACGTAATGGGAATCGTGTCCCCTTAGACATCGCAAAGATACAGAGACAGGTAGCATATTCGTGTAGAGGTATAGATGGAGTTAGCCCATCTATGATCGAAATCAAGGCACAGATTGAACTACACGACGGAATGACCACAAAAACCATCGACGAACTACTGTTAAAAGCAATGGTCGACTTGATCGACGAAACAGAAAATCCAGAAATCAATAATGTAAACTATCAACAGGTAGCTGGCAGACAAAAAGTCAGTATGTTGCGTAAAGAAGTCTACGGAGAATACGAACCTCCTGCCCTTTATGACATTGTTAAGAAAAACGTAGAACTGGGCATGTACACTAGCGAGCTTCTAGATTGGTACACTAAAGAAGAATGGGACATTATTGATCTATTCATCGATCATGCCAAAGATGAAAATTATACCTATGCAGCCGTTGCACAGCTAGCAGAAAAGTATCTAGTTCAAAATCGTGCTACTGGTCAGATCTATGAAACTCCGCAAGTTCGCTATGCTATTGCTGCTGCAACAGCGTTCCACAACGAATCCAAGGACAAGAGGTTAAAGTGGGTTAAGGAATACTACGAGTCAGCTAGTGATGGGCACTTTACATTAGCTACACCTGTTCTCGCCGGTCTAGGAACTACAACAAAACAATTCAGCTCTTGTGTATTGATCAGCAGTGATGATACACTGGACAGTATTTTTGCAGCAGGCGAAATGATGGCCAAATATGCATCAAAACGAGCCGGAATTGGCCTAGAAATTGGTCGAATTCGCCCCTTAGGTGCCCCAATTCGCAACGGTGAGATCAAGCATACTGGAATGATTCCTTTCTTGAAGAAATGGTTTGCAGATTTAAGATCATGCTCGCAAGGCGGCATACGTAATGCCAGCTGTACAGTTACTTTCCCTATTTGGCACTATCAGTTTGAAGACTTAATTGTACTTAAAAACAACCAAGGTACTGAAGAAACCCGTGTGCGTCAAATGGATTACAGTGTAGTGGTCAGCAAGATGTTCTGGAATCGCTATAAGAATGGCGAAATGATGAGCCTTTTTGATCCTGCAGAAGTTCCAGATCTATACGAAGCCTACTATCGAGATACTAGTCTATTTGAAAAACTTTATACACAGTATGAGCAAGACAAGACAAAGAAAAAGAAGGTTGTATCGGCAGATGCGATATTCAAAGCTGGAATACTTAAAGAGAGGACTGATACTGGTCGCATCTATCTTGTCAACATTGACAATGTCATCAACCAAGGTCCTTTTGATACAACAGTTGATCCAATTTATCAATCCAATCTATGCCAAGAGATACTTTTACCCACCCGCCCTTTCCAGAGAATTGAAGATCCTGAGGGACGAATTGCTCTTTGCACTCTTGGCAGCATCAACTGGGGAGCGTTCCGCAACCCACAGGAGATGAGAAAGGCCTGTCGTGTACTTGTACGTTCGTTGTCTAACTTATTATCCTATCAAGACTTCTTGAGTGTACAGAGTCGTTTGGCTAATTTAGAGTTTGAACCATTAGGGGTTGGCATTACTAACCTAGCCTACTGGCATGCTAAACGCAACTTCAAATACGGCGAAGCTGATAGTCTTGCAGAAGTTAAGCGTTGGATGGAACATCAAGCATACTATCTTACCGAGACCAGTGTGGAATTGGCCCAAGAGAGGGGCCCGTGTACACGTAGTGAACACACGTGGTATGGTAAGGGAGTATTTCCTTGGGAGCGTCGCAACAAAGGAGTTGATGAGCTAACAGACTTTACGCCAAGTATGGACTGGGAGCCGCTGAGATCCTTAATGAAGAAGTATGGTATCCGTAATGCTACCTTAATGGCCGTGGCACCGGTCGAGTCCAGCTCAGTTGTGTTAAATTCCACTAACGGAATTGAAATGCCGATGGAATTGATTTCTGTCAAAGAATCGAAAGCTGGATCGTTTGTACAGGTCGTGCCAGAGTACAAACGCCTAAAGAATCGTTATCAGTTGATGTGGGACCAAAAGGACTGTGTTGATTATTTGAAAACTGCTGCGGTTTTAGCAGCCTACATTGATCAAAGTTTGTCAACTAATACATTCTATAATCCTGCACACTTTACCAGCTTAGACCCACAAAAGGATCGCAAGGTCCCGGGAACTTTAATTGCCAAAAACTTAATGTTGGCTTACAAATGGGGTATCAAGACTATATACTATAGCTTAATTAACAAAGTCGGTGCTAAGGAAGGTGTAACAACTACCAATACATTAATAGTTGCTCCTCCATCATATGTTAATGCTGCCGATAGTGTAACTCTGTACGACGACGCCGACTGCGAGGCCTGCAAACTTTAAGGAACATTATGTCAAAAGAACAATATAATCTAAGCAAACAGACAAATTATTTAAAACGAAAAATGTTTTTAGATCCTGCAGGTCCTGTTACAGTACAACGATTCGAGGAAGTTAAGTATCCCAAGATTGCCAAGTATGAAGAACTTGCTCGTGGATTCTTTTGGGTACCAGAAGAAATTAGTCTCACTAAAGACAAGATGGATCACAAAGAAGCCAGTGATGCCGTGAAACATATTTTTACAAGTAATCTACTTCGCCAAACAGCGTTGGACAGTATTCAAGGTCGTGCACCTAACCAAGTGTTTCAACCTGTCATTAGTATTCCCGAGCTTGAAGCATTAGTAAGCAATTGGAGTTTCTTTGAAACAAATATTCACTCAAAATCTTACAGTCACATTATTCGTAATGTCTATGGCGTACCTAAGGAAGAATTTAACAAGATTCACGACACGACTGAAATTGTTGGTATGGCTGCTAACATTGGTCGTTACTATGAGGATCTTCATCAGCTTAACTGCCGTAAAGAGTTGGGCGAAGAAATTGAACTCCATGCTCATAAGCGAGCCATATGGATGGGACTACACGCATCATATGCACTGGAGGCTTTACGCTTTATGGTGAGCTTTGCTACCAGTCTAGCAATGGTAGAGAATAAGATCTACATTGGCAACGGAAATATTATCAGCTTAATCCTACAGGACGAATTATTACATGCAGAATGGACTGCTTGGTTAATTAATAATGTAACCAAAGACGACCCAGATTTTGTACAACTTGAAGAAGAATGTGCAGAAGAAGTCTATGCTCTTTACATGGATGTTATTCGAGAAGAAAAAGAGTGGGCAGATTATTTGTTCAAGCTAGGACCAGTTATTGGCCTTAATGCTACTATCCTATCTGACTTTGTTGACTACACTGCGTTTGTTCGCTTAAAAGAAATTGGCATCAAATATCAAGGAGACCATCCTAAGTTTAGTCCTATCCCTTGGTTCAATAAGCATGTTAACATTAACAAAAAACAAACTGCCCTGCAAGAAAATGAAAGCACAAACTACGTCATTGGCGTAATGAGTGATCAAGTCGAATACGAAGAATTACCAGATCTATAAAGGAAATAACATGAAAGCAATTGTATGGTCTAAGTACCATTGTCCCTTCTGCGAACAAGCAAAAGCATTATTAAAACAGAAAGGCATTGCCTTTGAAGAAAAGAAAATTGGAGACGGTTATACCAAAGAAGAATTATTAGAAGCCGTCCCTACTGCTCGCACCGTTCCCCAAATATTTTTAGATGGAGAACTAATTGGTGGGTTTACAGAGTTAAAGGCTAGATTAAATGGCTAACAGTGATGACGAACTAACCATTAGTCAGTTAGATAATCTGGATAATATGTCAATTGATCTTAGCAATTCAATGAATTACTATTCTTTTTCAACAACAGGTGCATCAGGTGCATCAGGATCTTACACTATATCAACTGGCGCAGGTGCTAATGGAACGTGGAATACTAACCCCTATATTTTTACAAGCGGAGCAAGTAGTATAGCAAACGTTTCAAGTTCGGGACTACACGTTACCAGCGATGCTAAATTTGATGGAGACATCAAATGGAAAGGCCGTAGTCTTGGAGACTTGCTAACTACTATTGAAAAGAGATTGGCTATTCTAACTCCGGATCCTGCCAAGCTAGAGCACTTTGAAGCACTACAGAAAGCATACCAGCATTATAAAACTCTAGAAGCACTGTGCGAGATACCCGAGAAAAGTGATGACAGATCCTAAAGATCAAAAAATAGCCGCACTAGAGCAACAACTTGCTAAGTTAATACAGCAGGTTAAAGAATTAAATCAGCGTGTCTCTTTTCTAGAAAGAGAAAACGCCAGACGAAAACAAGACATAAACATTTTAGCACAGAGAAAAGGATAAACATGTTATTAGAAAAGCAAACAGCAGTAGGTGATGTTGTCACTATTAAATTTATGAACGGTGAGGAAATCATTGCTCGACTAGAATCAGAAACTGCCGATACAGTTACAGTTAACAGGCCACTAACTGTAAGCCTCGGACCACAAGGACTAGGAATGATTCCATTTCTATTCTTAGGTGCAAAAGAAACTATTGTATTAAAGCAACAACACATTATTGCAATGTGCCCTAGTAAAAAAGAAGCAGCGGATCAGTATCTGCAGGGAACTACTGGTATTGCTCTAGCGTAAATACTAGTTTAGGGATTCATTATGCCAACTTATGACATTACTGCTGATGCCGTTGAAGTTAACGAAGGTACTCTTGTAACTTTTTCGGTTGCAACTACTGAAGTTGCCAATGGTACCACACTCTATTGGACTGTTGCAGGTACCAATGTCAATGCAAGTGATTTTGTCAGTGCATCTACTTCGGGTTCGATAACGATAACTGGTAATGCTGCAAGTTTTACAACTACAGTACGAAATGATTCTTCACTAGAAGGATACGAATATTATGTTGTCCAACTGCGTACAGACAGTATATCGGGGGCGGTTGTTGCAGTATCTCAAAATATAGCTATTCTAGACACTTCAACAGGTGGAGTTGTTAATGATCCAGAAAATGGTAGGCTAGGTTGTGTGTCAAATGAGTCTAGTAAGCCAGCATATTATGTAAACGGTGCATGGTACAAAGTTACTGGCACTGCAATATCTTTGTAAGGAATATAGACAATGCCTTATATCCCAGGCGGTGGAAGAATTAGTGATGTATATCGAAGCGGCAATGTGTTTGCTAACAATGTACCAGTTGCACTATGGTTGTCGCCCGGCGGCAGTGCTAGCTTTGCAGGAATTGATGTAGATATTGCTGTTAATATTCCTCCTAATGCACAAACCGAAGTTGCACAACAAACTGAGACTTTAGTCGCTGCTCAGATTGCTGCGCCTACTGCTCCTAATCAATATTACAACGCAACAGCGGCAGCAGATGGAGTTAAAGGTAATTATGCACCAGTGGACGATCAAACTACCAGCACAGGTATAGTGTCAACGGCAACTAACGCCGCTGACATTGTTACATTCTTAAAACGAACCGTAGAAGAAGCTGGCCGTGGCATGTGGAGAGAAACAGGTCAATCCGGAGGTCCAAGTAATCCTAATATTGTTGGTATCTGGAAAAGCCTCGGATATCCTAGTTCGGGACCATGGGTCAGTGATCAAACTGCATGGTGTATGGGATTTGTTAATTTTGGACTCAAATGTTCTGGTTATAAGTATGTGCAAACTGCCGCAGCCGCAGCCATAACTACAACTCCTGGACGATGGGGTGCTGTTCAGGTACCTAACGCACAAGCTCAACCTGGAGATATCGCATTTTGGAGTTATAGGCATGTGAATTTTGTCTATGAAAACAAAGGTGGAAAATTTACTTTTGTAGGCGGTAATCAAAGTCCAAAAGCAAGTAATAACCCAAATGACGGTGATGTTACAATAAGTTGGCCAGGGGGAATCGCTCCAAATCATCCATCTTGGGTAAGTTGCTGGAGAATTACCAAATAATCGGTTGACAAACCGGTAAAAGTACAGTATAATAATAACAAGTAGGAAGCAGTATGCAGGGAAAAGTTAAATGGTTTAA